GCGTTTTGGCAAGCAGGTCGCGTTTGCTTCTAAAGGCTTTCCAAGCCATGAGCAGCGCGGCGCGGGCGGCTGAGTAGCTGCTTTGAAAGTGCATGACCAGCACTTCAAACGGCATTTCCAGCGCCATACCGATCTGGCGCACCATGGCCGTCCAAAACGGATCAAACGCGGGGTTGGGTCTGCCCGGCGTAGGGCTTTCGATGCTTTCGCCGGGCAGCAGGTTGATAGCCTTGCCGGACTCCATTTCGCCAGACCATTTGCTGGCGTTGTTGATGATTGCACCTTGCGCGTCTTCGTCGTACAGGCCCTGAAATGCATCCGGGTCCATTTTTACGAAAGTTGCCATGACGCCGGACACCACGGCGGCGTTCAGCTCTGCGTCTGACCAGCGCCCAATCTGTTTCAACGGCTCCAGAATGGGGGCGATCCATGGCACGCCGCGCACTTGTCCGGGGCGTAGGGGGCGCATGATGTGCAGGACGGCGCGCCGCCCGGTGCGTTGGCCACGGTATTCGATGCGGTCCCAGCTGTTTGTTTTTCTCAGGTGGTCGCCGGGGTGAACTTTTGACACATGGCAAGCCAGTGCTTCGCCAGTGCTGGGGTCAATCTCTATGCCTTCGATCAGAGAATCAGTGTTTGACCTGTTGTTGGGGTTGCAAACGCGGTCGGCCTCTATGAGCTGCAGCGCAAGTTTTGCGGGTTTGCCTTCGCGCGATATTCTGGGGGTCAAAATGAAGGCGTCGCCGGACTCAAGGTAAGTGCGGAATCCAACTTCTTGCATTCCGTAAAAGTCCAGCTGGCGGGCACAGTCACAGTCGGCAGAGTCGGCCCAGGCTTTGAAGCGGCGGGTGGTGTCGTCTTGCCATTCTTCAGCCTGCGTCTCAGTCAAGCCCAAAAACTTGGCATCAATGGCCGGGGTGTAGGTCAGGCCGGTGCCCACTACGTGGCTCACGGTGGTGTTGAGCGCCCCCAGTGCAATGGGGGCGTTGCGCATTTGGTCGCGGCTGCGCGAGCGCAGCATGCGCAGGTCTGCCACTGTGTCTGCATTGGCGCTGCCTGCTGTGGGATTCCAGCGGCTCAGTTGGGCGCGGTCGAGGCGCGCGCCGGTGTAGCCGCCCGTCATAGCGAGCTGGGTACGCTGGGCCATGCGTTGCAAGGCAAGGCCGGGCATTGCGTACGCAATGACTTTGTCAAGCAGGTTTTGCGGCAATGGGGGCAATGTGTTTTTGTTGGCCATGTTCAGCCCACCACCACGGTGCGGGAGCGGCTGCGTCCGGAGGCTGCGGCGCTCAAGGTTTTTACGCGCGCATCCCAGGTGGTGATGCCGTCACGGATTTGCGCCAGGTCTGCGCGTTGCAGCATGCGCCCGGCAATTTCGTAGCGCTGGCCGGACAATACGGCTGTTTCTGCTGCCAGGTAGGCGTCTAGCTGTGTTTGGGCTTGGGTAAGTGTGATTCCTGCCATGGGTGTCGGCTCCAGTGTTGGTGCCGACTTTCGCAAAATAGCAGGGTTTCAAATAGGGCAAAGTGAAATTTGCCCGGCTCCGGCTCAGTTAGCTGTCACGAAAATGCCGCGATACGCTCGCCCAAAACCGCCGTGTAATGGCCCATGTAGTGGAGCTGACGAACAAGCCTTTCTTGTTCTTGTGCTGGCAGGCTCGAAAAAATCGGCGTGTCGATAAACGCTGTTAGCTTGTCCATCTTGGCGTCAAGTTCTGCCTTTTCGTCGATTACCCGTTGTTGGTGTGGTTGCATGGTTTCGTCTTTCAAAGTTTCAGCGCCTGCAGCGAATCAACGCCGCTGCGGCCTCAAACTTCTGAGCCCAAGCATCTTTGGCGGCATCGCTGTCAATGTCACCCGTGTCATCCCGGCAATCAGCAATCGCGCGCGCAATCTCCATGATGTCGAAGCGCTTCACGATATCATCGTCCAGTATTAATGTCAGCATCCCTGGCTCGGCTTGTTCGAATAAATCAGCATCCTCTAGGATTGAGCGAAGGGCGACTCCCACCTGTGCGTTAATTTCTTGTGCCACTTTCCGCAAAGATTTTGGTCGCAACTTTTTAAGCGTCTTAAGCATTACTTCGGCACTTTCAATGGCCTTCGTAATGGCTTCGTGCGGGGCCTTGCTATCGTCCTCAATCCAACCATCCCAATATTGTGTTTCACTCATTTCTCTATCTCCTTCCGCCGTTACCGGCATAACCTATCATTCAGTTGGCTTCGCCACCGGTCAATTTTGCATCACTCAGAGAACCGCCCGCCTCCGCTTTTCATGATCCGCCAGAGGGTGGTTTTGCTGATGTGGTGCTTTTGGGTGATGTCTTCTTCAGTCATCGAAGTGATGCCATCCTTAAACACGGCCTTCCGTTGCTCGGGGGTCAGGCGCTTGACGCCCTTGGGTAAAAACAGCCTGCGCCCGCCATATTCGGCTTTCACCCGCTCTTCGATCTGCTTGGCCAGCGCGGCGCTGAAGCCGGGGGCCATGGCAATGACGCACTGAAGCGTGTACGCGACAACATCGGGGTCTTCGGTGTGGTTGGGCTGCATGTAGGCGACGTTTGTCATTTTGTTACGGGTTAGCGGCGCAGCCCGGCCAGGGATATGCGTCCGTTTTTCATGCTGTTTTGGGGTGAAGCAGGCGGGGCGCTGGGGGTTGTTTGTATTGGTTTTGCGCTATTTATTTGATAGCTGCTTGCGCCCGTATCTATTGCGGGAACGGGTGTTTTTGTATAAATTTCTGCACTTGTTTCGGTTTCTGTGGCAAACAGGCTGATCTGGTTGGGGTTGAGTGCAGCGGCCAACTTGTCCCAGTGCGGATCACTCAGTTTGTGCAGGCCAAGGTATTGGGCGGCGGCGGTGTTGTAGACCATCAGGTCAAGCACTTCGTTTCGGTCGGCTTGCTTTTTCTCCCAGCGGCTCACGCGGTGGCCGTGTTTCCACAGGGTCACGCGGTATTCGGCGGTGATCTGGCGGTAAAAGTCTTCACTGAGCTGGTGGCTGAAGTGAATCTGCCCAACGCCTTGACTCACGCGCCAGCGGTTGGCCAGATAGTCTTTGGCGGTGTCGGTGCCCACAAACCATAGCTCTGCGCCATAGGGTTCAACCCGGCCATTCCAACGCACCTCTACCTTGCTGGGCTTGCTGCTCAGTATGGGGCGGCCCGGCTTGCTCGCGCCCTTGATACTGTAGATGCTGCGGTGGCGCTTGGTGCGGGTGTAGTTGTAGACCTCTTGGGTGGCGTTGCCGCCTGAGTCCACAAACGCGGCTTTGATGGCAAGGGTTTGGCCGTAGGCGTGGGGGTAGCGGGTTTGCAGCAGGGCATCGAGCCGCGCCCAGGTTTGCAGGTCGGCAGGGTCGCCGCGCACCACTTGGTAGTCAATCACCCACGCCTCCAAGCCACGGCCCCAGCCGATGACCAGCATTTCGAGCCGGTCGGCTTGGGTGTCCACGGCGGCGGTTAAGCGGATCACGCCTGCGGGGCAGGTGCCAAGCTTGTACGGCTCAGCGCGCGCCATGAGTTCCTCGGCCTTGGTTTGCTCTTTTTGGCGCTCCCAGCTTTTGGCCAGCCGGGTGTTGTAGAAGGCGATCATGGCCTCTTCGCTGCCTTCGTCCAGCTTGGCTTTGGCTTTGTCGTATTCGCGCTTCAGGGCGATCCAGGGCAGCCAGCCGTAGGGCAGGAACATGCCGGATATGGTGAAGCTCTCTGTTTCGCCATCGCCGCCCACGCCATCAGACCATGCGCCACGGGCAAACATGCGGGGTTTGTCGCTCTCGGTGTGCACCGCGCCGCAATGCATGCAGGGGTACAGGGCGCTTTGGCCGTCGTCAGACACCATGAGGCGGTCAAAGTCCAGCGGCTGGGCCTCGCCGCAGTGCAGGCAGTCTGCCAGGGCGTGGCGCTGGGTGCCGCGCAGGTACAGGCGCTCGACAATGGATTCGTCTTTTATGGTCGGGCTGCTGGGGTAGTAGCTTTTGCGGTTGCGCTCAAAGGTGGTTTGGCGGGCTTCGGCCAGGGCAACGGGGTCGCCCTCCCCGTTCACGTTCAATTCGGCCCGGTCAACTTCGTCAAACAGCACGCGGCGGGCGGGCACTTCGGACAAGTTGGCGGCTGCGCCGGCCGTGACGATGAACAGGCTACCGCCGATGTACTCTTTGGTCTCCAGCGTGTTGACCGAATCACGGCTGCGCGGGGCGGCCACGCGCTCGGCCACTTCGGGCACGGCGGCAATGTTTTTGGCAATGCGGGTGCTGGCCCGTTTGGCCAGCTTGCCGGTGGGCAGGATCCACAAGAAGTTGGCCGGGCTTTGGTGAATGCTGGCCATGAGCCAGTTGAGGCCGGTTTGGGTCTTGAGCATCTGGCTGGCCCCCATGAGCACCACGCGCTTGCAAGGGTGGTGGTCGCTCAGGGCCTGCATCACTGCCCGTGCGTGCGGGGTGCGGCTGGTGCGGAACTTGCCGTACTCATTCGCGCCAGAGTCCTTGGGGATGACCTGATAAGTGTCCGCCCACACGTCCACGGGCAAGTCTGGATCAGGGTCCAGGCTGTCGGCTAGGGCGGTGAGCGGATGGGTCATTTAGTGGCTACCCCATGGCGCTGAATAAGTCCAGCTCTGGCACCACGGGCACGCAGTGCGGGCTACACCACAGGGTTTCGTCTTTGCTGTTTTGCATCGCCTCCTCGGTCAGGGCGTAG